GGAATTAAAATGGCTCAAATAAATGTAGAAAATATGGAAGAAAACGCAGATCTGTTCTTTGCAAAAATGGGTTTTCCGCATGACGCTGACGGTCTGAACATGACTGAAGAGCAGCTCGTAAACTTTGTATTGCTCTGCCAACAAGAATACATGCTTGGCGATGAATACGATGAAGAGTATGAGCATGATTGCGACTGTGAAGGTGAAGACGATTGCGACTGCCATCACGACAAAATGATGATGCCTGAAGAGGGTGACGTTAAGGTAAAGGTCATGCGGCTTGGCGGCGGCAATGTCCATGAGCTGATGAACGAAATCTTGGGCGGCTAATATGCCTGTTCGCAAGGTCAAGGGCGGCTACCGATGGGGCAGCAAGGGCAAGGTCTATAAGACTAAGGCCCAAGCGGAGAAGCAGGGCCGTGCGATTAGGGCGTCTGGATATAAGGGCAAGAAGTAGATGGGTGTTTTTACATCAATAGCCAAATATGCTAAAAAAATTGCAACAGAAGCTAACAAGGCTGATCTAGATCCATTCAAGTATCAAAAAACAAGAATGAAAGACGTTTATGTTTCTGATACAGATGTTAACTTTACAGATTTAAATGAAAATTTACCTAGACAACCTATTTCTTGGCAGGAAACGGAAGGTAAATTTATCATACCGTTATACGGCGACAGAACTTCTGGCGGTTTACTTATAAAAGGCGTGAATGATGTTACTTTTGATGAGCCAGTTTATACTGAGGCTGGAGTAGACTTTATGCGTGGCCCTGCCGCGCAAACTGATGGTGCAATCTGGGCGTCGAATAAAAATATTATTGATCGTATTGACGAAAGAGCGACAGAGTTTGCTGAACAATTTGATGGCGCAGATATTCTTGGAGTAACTGGAAGCATGGCCCCAGACGCCAACGATTTTGCTACCATGACTGGGGCATCAATGGGCGAGCTTATTAAACACGCAAAAATTACAAAAAAATCAGCTAAAGAATTTGATAAAATTATGAAAGAAAAGGTCGATCCTGATTTTGTTGGTGTTTTGTCACCTAAAATCAGGGAGTGGGCTGAAACAACAACTTCTCCCAAAAGAAAGGCTTTTATCCGTTTGATGGATAGTAAGCCTATGCAGGATAAAGGCTTTCCAAGCCCAGCGGAAGCTAGATACAGTGTTACAGATCCAACTCAAAGAGAAATGCCTGCTGGTATGTTTGGTCTAGGCGCATCAAAAATAGACACATCAGCGCCCCTAATGTTCAACACTCCAAAAGGTAATTTACCTAAAACAAATGTTCCTCACTCAACATACAACACTCAAATTAAGGGGGAATACTTTGGGTCGTTGCCCATTGTGCCGCAAGGGTTAATTTTTGATGACATTTACAAAGGAATGGAAGGCGGGTTTACAAAATCTGGACAACCATTGAACGAAGCCCATAAAACACATGCTATAAAGACAAAAATCCCTGCTGTGAAGATGACGCCAGAAAGAATAGAACGTATTTTGAAATACCGTGCTAGGCTGGCCAAATGAATGGATCTGCGTCTTTAATTCCAAGTATGTTGCAAACGACTTCATCAAGCTCATTAAGGCTTTCATCGTCCATTCCTAAATCTTTGGCCTTGAGTATTATCAGCTCTCTAGCCAAGTCTACATCATCCATAATTTTATTCCTTTCTCCCAAAAAGACATTATAATACGAACAAACTTCTTCCACAAGTGGAGCAGATAATGCCAGCAAAAAAGCCCAAACGCGATGCATGTTATAGAAAAGTAAAGGCGCGGTATACGCGCAATGGTGGGACGTGGCCGTCAGCTTATGGGTCAGGAGCTTTAGTAAAATGCCGAAAAGTAGGCGCAAAGAACTGGGGTAAGAAAAGTGCCAAAAAAAAGTAGCAGCAGCGATAGCTTACGCAAGTGGTTTGGCCGCAATAAGGGCAAAGGCTGGGTTAATTGCAAGACAGGTGCCGCATGTGGTAGGTCTGATCGTACTAAGGGTGGCTACCCTGCGTGTCGGCCAACAATGGCGCAATGCAAAAGCAAATCGGCTAAGTCAGCGGCTAAACGCAAGACATCCGCAAAGCGCGTAAACTGGAAAGGCAAGAAGTAATGTCTGAACTTGGCGTTCTTTCTGGGATCAAAGATCAGTATCCAATGTTTAGTGACATTACGGTGCGTGATTTGCGTGACCAAGGCACTTTAGATGAAAGAAGAATGGAGTATTATTCACCAGAAGATAGCCCTACTGGGGAAGAAATGATAGATATTTTTGACCCAGAACTACAAGGCGAAGAATTGCAAAACGCAATAATTGGTGAGTTTCTACATTCAGCACCAAAAAGAAGCAAAGAATATGCAGAATTGCGTGATGTAATCCAAAGTATAAAAACTCCTCAACAAATTCAAGATGATATATCACGCTATGAATATGCTAAAGAAAACTATGGGGAAAAAAGACCGTTTGAAAAATGGTTAGATGTTTCTGGATTGGATGCGTTTATTCGTGGTTACGCTGTAAAACAATGGGAGCCAGAATATTATACAGATGAACAAAAACTTGTTATAGATATGATGATGAATATTGTGAGGGAAAAATAATGGTAAAAAAAGCAGTTGAAGCTCCCAAGGGATACCATTGGATGAAGTCTGGAAAAGGCTACAAGCTGATGAAAGGTGAATACAAACCACATAAAGGCGCTGTTAAGAAGGCGTCCTTTGATATTCAGAAGGTGCATAAGAAATGAAAAAACTAAGCCCAGCGCAAAAAAAGATCGCATCTAAAGCCAAGCCAAAAAACAAGATTACTGGTGCTGACTTCAAAAAAATGAAGAAAAAGAAGAAGAAAAAGTAATGGCTGGTCTTGGTGCATTAGGCAGATTAACAAAATCTCTGGGACGTGAGCTGGTTGGCTTCCAAGTTCGTTCAAACCCAAAGATTGAGCAGCTCGCAAAAGATTCTGCTATTGACCCTAAGAAGCTAGAAGACGCCTCTCCAGAGGCTCTAGCAGAGTTTCTGGATAGAGCTGCGCGTCAGAGGCTAATAGACCCTAGAAGGGCTAATAGCATAAAGATACAGATTATTAAGGATGAGCAAGAGGTTGTGCCTGCAATGCCGCCACAAATAGATCCTACTCAAACTGGATTTATATTTAAAGATGTGAAGCCAGTTGGTCCACTTCTAAATAAGTTTGAAAACAAAAGGTTAAGTTCTGGCATGGCGCAAGGTGAAGTAACAACTCTTCCGATTAGATCAATGTACGCTTCACAAGCCAATGTAAATCCAGACTTTAAAACAACGGAATCAAGCTCTGGATCTCTCCCATTAGTTATAAAGAAGAATAATGAGTTATTTGTATCTGATGGTCACCACAGGCTAACAAAATTAGCATCAGAAGGTGAGCAAAACGCAAGAGTTCGTTTAATTGATTTTGATGAACCTACAGATACTCCATTGTTAAATTATAATCCAAATCAATCCGCAGAAGATGATGCTTTATTAGAGCAACTTTTTGGTGTCTTACCCAAGGAAAAAAAATAATGGCAACGTACAAAGGCAAAAAAGTATCGCTGAATAAACCGCGCCGTATTTCCAAGGGCGAGACATCTTACGGCAAAAAAAAGTCTGTGGTCTATGTGAAGGATGGCGACAAGGTAAAGCGCGTGACCTTTGGCGATCCCAAGATGACCATTAAGAAGGCCCAGAAGGGCCGTCGATCTAACTTTAGGGCGCGTCATAACTGTGATAACCCCGGTCCCAAAACTAAGGCCAGATACTGGTCATGTAAGGCTTGGTGATATGGCAGATAAAAGATTCCCCGAAGGTGCGTTTCGTCCAGATGGACAGCCTAATATTCCATCACAGGCGTATGCTGATTACTTAAAATTCAATCCAATGATGGTTCCAGTCGCAGATCCAGAAGGATATGTTGCGCCACCGCGAGATACCAGTGAAAAACCCTTTAGTAATTATGCCTTTGATAAGGCGTTTGACACAGCTACTGGGGCTGGCAGAAGTTTTAAAAATGCATTCACAGGCCAAGGTGTGGCTCAGTTAATGCCAAAAATGCAGTTTTACCCCGGCGGTCCAACTGGAGCCGAAAAAATCTATGGCGGCGCAGCAGATATAGGCTTGGGTGTACTTAGCGGTGTCAAAGGTGGGTTCGAGGCTGGAGCTGGCTACTTAGCTGAGAGAGTTCCATTCCAGAACGAAAACCAAGAAGATAGGCTCTCTAGAGATCTTTTGGGCGGTATAGAGTTTTTAGAGCAATATACCGCGCCATATTTTGGATTGTTTAGTAAAATAGGAAAGTTTGCAAAAGGCAACAGAGCAGCCAACAGAGCGCCTGAACCACCAGTGTCGGTTGCGCCTGAACCAGAAATTACAATAGCGCCTACTCTTTCAGGTGGGACATCACTCACAGACGCTATAACAGCAGCACAGGCGGCTGAACGTGCAAATCGGCTACAGGTAGATGACATTCTCTTTAGCCCATCTTTGAAGGCAGCTATGGAGCTGAAACAGAAGAAGGGTCCGTATGAACAGCTAAAAGCTACAATGATCAAGACAGGTGCAAAGCCAGATGAGCTTGAGTGGTCTGGGGCAGATGATTTCTTTAGTGGCAAGAATACAACCAAAGAAGAAATTATTGATTATCTTGAGCAAAATGATCCACGCTTAGTTCCCAATGTGCGTCGAGCCGAAGGTGTTCTTGGAGCTGAACCTGAAGCTATGGATGTGAGTGAAGCTGTAGATCAAGTTATGCAAGATCAGCCAAGTTTATACCAAATGAAGCACGACGACATGGAAGTTCTAGCAGATAACCTTCCAGATGCTGGCTATAGAAGGCCAGACGAACTTGATGATGGATACCTCGAAGAGCAAGCTAATAAATTAGGAACAAATTTGGATGACCTTAGAGGCAAGGACTGGGTATATATAGACCCAGATGGCGATGCTGAATTTTTCCAATATTCAGAAGATGCTCTTGCTCACCAGTATGGTGGTGAACAAAACCTTTCAGAAGAGCTAGAAATAAGAGTTAGAGAGTTCCTTGAAGACGAATTTAATGCCGATCCCCCAAACTTTATGGCTCGTTATGCGATATCGCAACCTAATCCTATGGATGCAGGAGACACCACGCATTCTATCTATTTCCCAGAGGGCGGTACGGATTACACAGAGAATTTATTTCAATATACAGATCCTACTGGTCGTATTAAAATAGACCAGCTTCCAAAGAGTGGCCACTTTGGCGAGGATAACGCTGCCACAATTTTTCACACACGCCACGCAGATTATGTGAATGAAGACGGCGATACAGTTCGTTATGTTGGCGAAATACAGTCAGATCCGCAGCAGAATATTGACCCATCAGTAGCTTATATTCAGAACTACGATCAGTCGCTAACGCTGTCAAAATTAGATGATTTGTACGATGACTTTAATGCTTTAAGTAGAGATTTAAGTCAAGGTCGGGCTGATATATTTAGATCTATAAGTGATCTTGATCGCGGAAGATTGGGGTACGAGGCTAATATCCATGACTTAAATAAAGAGATCAAAAGTGGTGAAAACTTTGTTCGTCCGTCACAGATGAAAAAATATGAAGAAATTTCAGAAATTCCTTTAAGCGGCGAGTTAACTGATCTTGAAGAAGAACTTGTGAATAAATGGATTGCCAATCAACCAAGATTGGGGACCAATTGGTCTAATAACAACTTTGCTCAAGAAATGGTTTATGCATATTTAAAAGATAAACCAGTGGATTGGCTTTCAAACGACATTAAAAAAGGTGTGTTTGATATTACTGATGATATTGCAAACAAGAAACAAGCATTGCAATTAGAAATAGATAAAATACCCAATATTCCTGATGACGGAATAGAAGGCGGTCCTTTAATGTCTTCTCAAAACAAGTGGCTGGACGAGGGATTGCGGCGTTCCATCTATGACGCTGTTAAAGATCCAGACGTTGACTATCTGGCATTTCCAAATGATCGGGAAGCGATTGCAAAAGTTGGTGGCCACACAGCAGACACGGTCAAAGACGGCACAGTAAACTATTACCAGCGTGATGTGCAAAATCGGCTGAAGAAATTGCTGAAGGCATTTTCTAAAGATGTTTCTGTCGATGAAATCAATCTACAGTCAGAAGATTTTGGTGCGTTCAGCAGCAAGGGCTTCAAAATCACGCCAGAGTTTAGAAAAGCAGTAATGGAAAAAGGCATCCCCACATATGCCGTCCCAATGGCAGTTGGTATGGGTTATGGTTCGCTAGATGAGCTAGGAGAAAAATAATGGCAAGAGCAGCAGTTAAAAAGGTAGCACAGGCAGAGATCAGAGCGGCTAAGAGCTTCTTAGAGCGCCGTGGCCTCAAGTCTGATGAGATATCTCCCCGAAAGTTTGCTATGGCAGCTAAAGAGCTGGATAAGGGGTTCTCAGAGACACTTAAAGTATTGGCGCGTGAATTATCTGGGGGTAATGTCTAAGTGAACCGTGCAAGTTTTTCATCACTAATGTCTAAAGGAGGACAAAAAATGAAGTATGGCAAAAAGAAACCTATGAAGTCTGTCAAAAAGAAGGTAATGAAGAAAAAGGCGAAGCCTAAAAAGAAGGGGTACTAAATGCCAGAAACAAAAAATGTTGAAGTTCACGTTACTGGTGTTTCAATGTCAGGAGCTGTGAAAGATGACAACAAGCGATCTGCTCCAACAGATCAGAAAAAATCTGGAGAAAAGGCGGCTAGAGATAGCTGAAGATATGGTTGATGGCCGCATGACGGACATCAACGCATACCACAAAAACGTAGGGATCGCAGAGGGTCTAATGCAAGCCTCTGAGGTTATCCGCGAAACATTGAAAAAATTAAACGAAGAGGATGTATAGCGTGTCTCATCAACATGATCGAATATTTACAGATGAAGAAACCAATGCCACTATTGGATCTCATCAATTACCAGTTCCCTTGAACTGGAAAGTTTTAGTTCAGCCAAATCAGGTGAAAACAAAAACATCAGGTGGAGTTCTTCTGCCAGAATCATCCAAAGATAACGAAGAATATCTAACAGCTCATGGAACCGTGTGTGCCTTGGGTGACTTAGCGTATCGTGACAGAGATACAGGCCAACGATGGCGGTCTGATGTATCTCCAAGGGTTGGAGATCGCGTGACCTATGGTAAATACGCTGGTCAGAAACTTGTTGTAAAAGGCGTCAAATTCCTTCTGCTGAACGATGATGAAATCACATCGATCTTGCCAGATGGTGTTGAAGTCGCAGCATATGTGGGGTGATTGATATGGCAGAAAAAGAACAAATTCTGGAAGAAATCGAAGCCGAAATTCAAAAAGCTAAAGGTGAGCCAGAAGATTTTGAAATAGAATTGGTCGATGAGCCAGCCCAAGAAGCTAGGGAAGAAGCAAAAGATCAGGCCGAAGCGAAAGAAGATGACTATGGACCAAAAGTTCAGAAGCGTATTCAAAAGCTAGTCGGTCAACGTCGAGAAGCTGAAATTCAGGCTAGGCAAATTCAGGAGCAGAATGAGCAACTCCAGAAACGTCTGTCGCGCTTGGAGCAAGGATCTCAGCAAAACGCAGAGAAGGCGTTTAATCAACGCTATAACCAAACAAAAGCAGCCTTACACAAGGCTGTTGAGGAAGGTGACACAGAAGCTCAAGTATCGTTCCAAGAGCAAATGGCCGACATGAGAGCTGCTATGCGTATTGCCGAAATGCAGAAGCAACAAAATCAACAACGTGCGGCGGCTTCGCCTACGGTGGGTCGAGCGCAACAAGCTGCACAAAACCCAGCACCACAAAAAGCTATGCAGTGGTGGCAAGCCAATAACTGGTTTAACGCTCAAGGTTTCGAGCGCGAAACAGCGGCGGCACGTTCAATTGATGTTCAGCTTGACCTAGAAGGTTATGACAAAAATTCTGACGAATATTATCATGTTTTAAACAACCGTTTACAAAAAATGTTTCCTGAGATATCGTCAGAGCCAAGTCCTAGTAAGGCAAGAACGAAAAGTAGACCACCAGTCGCCCCAACTACAGGCGGTTCTTCCAACTACAAGGGCAATAGAGTGAGGATGTCGCAAGAACAACTCAGAATGGCTAGAGAGCTTGGAATCAATGATGAAAAAGGTCTTAAAAAATACGAAGCCGAAATTCGGCGTCAACAAAGGAGCCAATAATAATGTCTGAGAAAAGAAATGTTCGCGCAAACGAAGCTCGCAATTCCGTGCGTGATGAGGAATCTCGTCCCATGACGGCATGGAAACCACCATCACTTTTGGATGCACCCGAAGCACGTCCCGGTTATGTTCAAAGGTGGGTAGCTACCTCGATTCAGGGTAAGGATAGCCCAGACAACGTATACAAACGTATGCGTGAAGGATGGGAACCGCGCCCTGCTGATACTGTGAAAAGTAAGTTGTTTCCAACTATTAATCACGGCCAGTGGGCAGGATCAATTGGAATTGAAGGCATGTTGCTCTGCGAAATGCCAGAAGAAGTTCATGTTCAAAAGCAGAACTACTTTTCTGGTAAAAACGAAGAGCTTAATGAGTCAATTGCAGGAGATCTTGATGCGTTAGGACGGCGAAGTGGACAACCAATCTACCAAGAGCGGAAGTCTGAAATCAGTCGTGGCAGATCTCTTTCTGCCGCAAGCGACTAAATTAACGCTAAAAGGAGCGAAAAATGGCAAATGCAGATGCAGCCTTTGGGTTTGTCCCAGTTCGTCACATGAGCGGTAATGCACCTCGCACTAACCAATACACCATCACAAGTGGTCTTGCAGAAAACATCTTCACAGGTGACCTTTGCATCCTCACAGCAGATGGCGTTGTTACTCCACATTCGGCAACGGAAGTGAATAACATTGGTGTTTTTGCGGGTGTGTCTTACACAGCAAGTGACGGTTCTTACGTCTATAGTGAATACTGGCCGTCAGGCACAGTAGCTACTGACATCATCGCATATGTATATGATGATCCATATACTGTGTTCAAAGTTCAGTCAGCGGGTTCCCCTGCTCAGACCAATATCGGCAACTGCGCCGATGCTGTTGCTGGGGCTGGGTCCACAACGACTGGTCAATCAGGCTTCGAAATCAGTGGAACAATGGCGGCTGGCGCTGCTACTTGTAAGCTGATTGCATTGGTGGATTCACCAGAAAATGCATTCGGGGCTAACGCTGTCATGGAAGTGCTTATCAATGAGCATCTTCTTAAAGACAGTGCTGGCATCTAAGGAGGGTATAAACAATGGCTATGAATAGAGCAAATTTTGCTAAAATGCTTGAGCCGGGTCTGAATACTCTTTTCGGACTCGAATACGACAGCTATCCAGCCGAGTATGAGGCAGTTTTTGAATCAAACACTTCACAAAAAGCGTTTGAAGAGGACG